GTATTCCGCGGTTGCTAAAGAATGTTCAATGTATTGAGGATGATCATTATCCGATAGGCCGCTCAAAGAACCATGATCAGTAACAATTGAAGATACACCTCCAGCCAATCTAGGACGTACATCAATCCACGCTTGATTACCAGCAACAGGGAATCCAGCCGCATTGCCCTTCAATACAACGGCTGTCGTAGCTGGATGCATTTGCATGCCGGCTGGAAATGTTGGAAGCGGTCCCGCGATTGCGTTAGCTTCAGAACTATATTCTACTTGAGGATAGACCCAATGAATAACTCCATGACCAATAGCAAAAACAGATTTATACCACTTAGTATTATTAACAGCAACTAAGCCCGTACCATTATCCCACTTAGTATTATCTATCACAGCAGCCGTATCTGACGACCAAACAGTAGCAGCATGAAAGAGTCTCTTAATTGATGTAATAGTGCTATCAATTTGAGAAGGAACAATAATTAATCCATATCCATACGTATAATATTCACCAGCATCACAAACTACATCCCAGGCACTTCCTCCAGCTTTTGCTGAAACTAAAAGGCCTGAAGTGACTAGTAATGGAAACATGGCACGTAAAGCGCGACGAATATCAGGAGTAATCGTTGAAACATACGGCGATTGATAGATGATATGAATATCATTACCAAAAGTATCGATTCGTGCAACGTTAATCTGCGTACCTGAAGCTGGAGTTACTCCTAATGATAAAGTAGCGCCGGCAGTCCAAAGTAAAAAGTTGAGTGCATTATCAACACAATTAGCCTCACCAGCATTAACGAGAATACATCTTTGCGTGACAATATCATAAATTTCACCGCTAGTCCAATGAATGTGAAGTCCGCCTTCATCGGTCACTGTAAGGCCATCTTCAACGCCGCGAAATAGTAAAGATTCAAGACATTCATGAACATCAGTTCCGGAACTATGACCGATAAGAGATGAGCCAGGAGTAACTATAGAAGCAAGTTCAAGTTCAAGTGTAGGTGAACCATCATCACCTTTTAAACCTTGAACTCCTTGATCCCCTTTTAAACCTTGAGGACCAATTTCTCCTTGAACTCCTTGATCACCTTTTAAACCTTGAACTCCTTGATCCCCTTTTAAACCTTGAGGACCAATTTCTCCTTGAACTCCATCATCCCCTTTTAAACCTTGAACTCCATCATCACCTTTTAAACCTTGAATTCCTTGATCACCTTTTAAACCTTGAATTCCATGATCACCTTTTAAACCTTGAGGACCAATTTCTCCTTGAATTCCATCATCACCTTTTAAACCTTGAACTCCATCATCCCCTTTTAAACCTTGAATTCCATCATCACCTTTTAAACCTTGAATTCCTTGATCACCTTGAATTCCATCATCACCTTTTAAACCTTGATCCCCTTTTAAACCTTGAACTCCTTGATCACCTTTTAAACCTTGATCTCCTTGAGGACCAATTTCTCCTTGAGGACCAATTTCTCCTTGAATTCCATCATCACCTTTTAAACCTTGAACTCCTTGATCACCTTGAGGACCAATTTCTCCTTGAATTCCTCCAGAAGGTCCAGGTGGTCCGGGAGGTCCAGCAGGACCTTGTTCTTCAACTTCTATTACAATTACTTCTGATTGAGTAATAAGAATATCAGTATCTGCCACGTTTATTCCTCTCTTGTTACAGTTCCCTTAACAAGTATCATTCCTTCCATATAACTTTGACGTACTTGAAAAGAGTCAGTTAAAACGAGATCCCAAAACATTGTTGTCCTAGGAATTAAAAGGGTTTGTGCGCTTGTTAAACTAAGGATAATACTTCCAGCTGATTCATCAACTACAATCGTAAAAGCAACAACTAAAGCAGATGAACTCCTATTACGCCTTATTTCCGCTCTAACATGATACCCTGCGAGATTCATGGCGACTCCTCCACTCTTTAAAGAAAATGCTTGAGAGAAGTCTCGATCTTGATAAATAACTAGATTCAACGTTGAAGGTTCCATAATTCACCTATCCCGCCTCTATCACAATTTGAAACCACACGATACTTTTAACACCAAACAAAAAATACAAGGGATCCTTCTGGATCCCTTGTATTAGACTCAATGATTACTCATCAAGTTTATTGCTTTGCTAGATTGTAGCCAAGAGCCACAATGTAGTTCGATGCCGCCGGGTAGACTGACACAAAGTCAAGTCTTTGGTGACATACGAGAAGGTGACTGTCGTCTTGTGGCTGATCCCAAGTTTTTACGGTAATCGCTCTGCGATCTCCGAAGATGAATGAAGGTGTATGTACGAGCAAGATAACAGTCTTGGATGTAGTTACGCCATCGTACACACCTACTGCGTTCATGCTCTCACCGACATACTCACTAACGATGATCGGAATGTTATCAAACTTTCCGAGCTCGCCACTAAGGATTGTTGCGTTAGGACCATACTCATTGAGTCTTAACACTTCAGCGATACCCAACATTTGGTGGTAACCAGAGATGCTGGTGATGTATGCTAGGTTGTTAGGATCAACTCCGTATTTTCCCATCTTCGCTCTCATTTGGCGAAGATACGCTGCACCTTGTGCATAGGTTCCACCTGTGGTCCAGCCACTGCAATCGACTTTCGCAGCTGCTTGAACTTTATAGCGATACCCATCCCAAGCTGAACGTACATCAGTTGACCCAGGAGCAGAACCGGTATCAATAGTACCTGATTTCTGACCGTTGATAACGGCTGTCTCTTGGGCATACGCCATTGAACGAGCCATACTGTCTTTCAAGAATGGCACAACCGGAATGATGCTATCCTCAGTGATTTCCTCTGAGAAGTAAACCATCGAGCCGATTTTCTTGGCGTCTAATGTTACTGCTGTAGTTGTCGGACGTGATGCTGTTGGGCGACCCTCAGGTGTTGCAACAGTCAAAGATTCGCCAACTAGATACGCGGTCATGTCCGTTCCACCGTGCACAGGCAATTTGTATTGCGGAGTTGGCATATTGATCCGACGATGCAATGCAGCAACTTTAAGTTGCAGACGCACGTAGTCGATCAATTCAGCAGAGAACCCCAATGGAATAAAGTCAGCGCCGTAGTGTGTTCCAGCCGTCGGCATTGTCGGGCCAGTACCACCATAAGCATCAGTCTTCAAGATTGGGTGATCTTGCAGTTTTTTGTAGCTCTTAAGATCCCGTGGGTCTTTGTTCAGCATTTGTGAGAGAAGGAAAACCTCGTCATTCTGTGCTTGAAACGATTTTACCATGGTATCATTTGTTGGAGTTGAGAGCATTGTCTGGATTGCTTCTGTTTTGTTAGTCGCTGTTTTAAGAATTTCTGCAGCGTCTTTTGTATCAAAACGGCCTTTCCGATCTCCAGGGTTGGCCTTCTTTAGTTCATCCAGGGCTTTGCTAACAATCTCGTCAACTTTAGCTGCATCGCCTTTATCATTCAAATCTTTCACGAGTCCAGCGACTAGTTGTTTTGCTTTTTCGAGATGTTCGTTAGACATTAGGTTTCACCCCCTTTGTTAGTTAAATCCTCTACTGGTTTCTCAATTGCGGGTAGTCCCAGCGAAGGACGCATTAGCTCGAAGAGTTCTGCGAAGCCAGCGAGTACTTCTGACTGACTTTCAAGTTTCTTTTCGAGATCGCCGAATTTTTCAGTAAGTTGCTGTTCAGCAAGACCTTTAACAATCTCGGTTAGCTTCTCTTCAAGAGCGGCGGGGAGATCCTCCAACTTCTTTTCGAGAGCAGCATACTGCCCTTCTACGGCTGTCAAGCGGGATTTGAGCTTCTCTGATACGGGATCAAAGCCTTCGAGATCTAAGGCGTCAGCAGCAGGCTGCGGATATCCGGCAGCAGGCTTTCCTGCACCGTCTTCCGCGGCTTCTACTTTACCAACAACTGCGATCATTTCTTTGATCTTTTTAACGAGAGCGACTACTCGTGCATCCACGTTTGGCATATCCTGGAGGGCGGCGAGCAGCTTATCACACATACTTGTGATTGCGGCAAGTCTTTGTTCGTCTTCAGGGTCCATCTTAGGCATGTCTTCAGACCCTCCTGTTTTTGGAATTTCAGAGCCTCCAGGTTGCGGAATGTCATTTGGAGATTCCGCTTTGCCTGGATCCTCACGATGAAGTTCAACTCGATCTTCAAGTGCTTTAGATAGGTAATAATTCAATGTTTTCGCTTCAGGATTAGCGGGAACGGAAACTAATGA